AACCACCATAGCCAGTTCTACCAATTTTAGCAGTTTCTGTTGTATTAATAGTTCTACTAATACTTTGACTTGCTGACAATGAACCATTAAGATAAATGCTTTGAGTTGTTCCATCGTATGTACAAGCCACATGAGTCCATACATTTGCTGATATACTACCAGTTCCAGATGCTTCATCACTTACATTAACTTGATACAGAATTTGACTTGTATTAAGCAAAACTCTTATACCATCATCGTTGCCATCTCTTCCACAAAATAAAGTTCTATTACCAGACACATTATCCAACTTAAACCAACCACTTATTGTATGAACTGTATTAGAAAAAGCAACTCCTGTATCTATGTAATCATCTGTACCATCAAACGAACATGAGCCTGTGGATGCGTGGGAGATTTCTTCCCGTATATTCCTAAAATCAAAAAATAGTTTTAAATCATCCCATGTCGCACCAAGATGCTTGTGCCAGCGAGATATAAGTGATCCACTTGTTCCCCATAGATTAGACAGACGAGTATTAAGCGATTCCCCACCGTTATTATTGGCATAATTTCTCCACATCGTATTAAGTGAAGTGCCTTCAACTTTCTGGTCTTTTAAAAATTGTTTTAAATTAGAATTGAAAGAGCCACCACTACTATCATTATCATAGTATTCTTTTGCCTTTGTATTAATACTATCTGCCATGCTTATTCCTTGAGGTGGGGGGAACCGAAGTCCCCCCCGATTAGATTAATGATTAAGAAGTTTTAGTATGTACTTCTACACCATAAGAATCAATTAATTCGCCAGTAGCACCAAAAAACGAACCTACATAATCGTCTTTTAATCGGACTGCCATACGTTCCCGTTCAACTTTAGGGAAAGCACCAGCGTAACCAAATCCAAGAGCTGCCTTTGAAAAGATACCACCTTTCACGGCACTACTTGCTTCGGTAAACTCTGGAGAGTCATAGATTCCAACACCAGCAATCGTCTGAACATATCCTGTGGAAAGTCCTTCTTCTTGTGCAGATGGAGAACCACCAAACTGTGCAGAAGTAACTAGATCATTCAAGATACCATAAGTTCCCCAAATCTGAGAGCCGTAAAAGACACCAGAGTAAGGCCCAGGAGCCCCAGCATTTTTGAGAGACTTCAATGCTTCAAACAAATTATCAACCGTGAAAGCCGCCGAACCATCCCCAACGCCTGTTGAGAAATTGTCATAGTTAGCGTTAATCATAGCATCAATCTTTGCCGCAAGAGCATTACCCATAACTGCCGCAATCTTTCCATCTGGGTCATCAGCATTAGATAAACGAGCCTCATCGTGAATTGGCACTCGTACTGAGTACATATCCAGAGTGAGAGTTTTCTTCTCAGAGTCTAGAGCAGTAGCAGAAATATCTGCACTATCTGATTCAGAGTGAGTCCCAACATCAGCAGAAGTGAGAGTGTTTGTGCCAGCGTTCCATACGCTGAATGTAATCTGATCCGCAGTATCACGGGATTCAACCGTGACCAAATCGAGACAGACATTTGCTTTGTTCATAGCAACTATCGCATCAGCGGCGATGACTTCAATAAGTCCGCCTGCGTAGTTACCACTATCGCCTGTAGCCATAATAATTACCTACCTTTTAGGTTTAAAGATAGCATCCCACCGATCTTGTGATATGTGACTAAAGGAAGAAAAGGGTCGGTCTCCCGTAGGAACCTTATCCCTTCCTACTGACATAGAGAACCCATCTTCAAACGGAACATCCTTGCCGTCTAAAGTGTATTCCATAGTCCCATCCTTACCTTCAACCGCTTTTATACGATTATTAGGGTCGGGATTAAAGACTGCCGTGTCAGTTGCTTTGGATAAATCCTTGCCTTGCATCACGATATTCCTTCTCGGTGATATTACCCTTCATCAGAGCATCAGCGGCATCCCTTATTGTCTGAAAGCCAGACGGTTTTCCAGGCTTGCCACTTGCTATCTTTGGAGTTTTAGAAATTCTATCAACGTGAGCCTCTAGCTTGTCCAGAGATAACTCACCATAAATGTCTCGGTCACTATCTTCGAGTTTAGATAATAACGCATCTCTACGGGCGGATTGGTACTCGTCAAACGCACTCGCTTTCGATTCAGCAGATTCAAGTTTGCCTCTGAGGTCAGTCAGGAGAGTTTCATATTCACCCTTCTTCTCTAGTTCAGATTGCCGTCTCTTTTCTTCTGCGGATTCAAATTCAGCAAGTTTCGCTTCCAAATCCTTTCGTTGTGTATTCACTTCCTTGAACCGAGAGTAAGGAATTGAATTATCCTTTTCATCTGTGGATACAGAATTGTTATCGTCTTGGCTGACGGACTCTAGTTTTACGTCTGGAGTATCGACTTTTACTTCACTCATTTTGACACCTTTGTTGGTTATTTTCCGATATTTATTCTAATGGGTTCGGATGCCCAAGTCTTTATGTTCTTATCTATTGCCTGACTGATTCGACTATTCACATTCTTTGCAATAGGTTCTAATACTTTTGAATCATCAAGCATATCCCATCCCCTGTCTTGATTAGCTTCATACTTCTGCACATTGTAATTTGATAAACCTAAATCAACTCCATCTTTTAGAACCTTTGTTCTTTGGAAGTCTTGTAACATCTTACCCGTTAGTGTTAGGTCTGGCTTTGTGCTTGTACTTGACTGATTCCTAAATTTTCTACTCCCTTTCATCTGTGCATACTTGGTTGAATATGATCCACCCAATACCTTCCTATCCCTGACCAATGTACGAGTCTGGTTGGCTATCGAATCACCAATATCGTCCCAAGTTTTCAATGGTATATCAACTATCCGAGATGATCTGTTTTTCTTGATACCTTGCAGTACAGATGATACTCTAAGACTCATCGTTTGCCTTTATCTGTGCATCAGACTGCTTACCCATAAATTGGGCCTTCTCTGTAAATCTTTCAGGTTGGTGTCGGCAATTAAAATGAGTACCAAACGTAAACGCACCACTCATAACAGATTCAAACTCGCCTTGAGTCATTGGCCCAGCCGAGATTAACTGCAAACAATCATCACTCGTCCTATCATCAACAGGGCCATCCCAGATATATAGAGTGTCTGTTGGCATTTTATTCGCCATCTCATTGGTGACGTTCCTGGAGAATTGTCTCAACCCATCATTGACCATCGCTTCTGCTTGGTGCGGTTGGAATCCTACAGACTCTAGTGACATCTTAAATCCATCTTCTGTTAAGTCACCGAGTACCGCTTCCATAGTTTGCTTTCTCATTATGGTGGCGGCATCTATAATCTTTGTTTTATACGCATCCATATCCATCTTGATTAAACCCTGTAAGATTGACTCATCCACATTAGCGAATGATTCCATTCCTTTAAGCGTTCCAATGTATTCACCAGCTACCCTTTCCAATTCACCGCCTAACCCAAATTCATCCAGGATAAGGCTTTCAAAGTCTGCATCCATTAACTCAGCCAATACCTTGTCTCGGTCTTTATTCTTTAGCTTAGAATACATCTTCACCATCATCTCCTGAACTTCTAGCCACTTATCTTTCACGATGCCAGTAACTCACTCAACCCTAGACCTTGTTGTGGTTTGGTTGTTTCTTCTTTTACTTCACCCAATATCCTATCAGCTTCCGCATCGTCTAAGTCTGGATTCATTTGTTTTAAAATATCTCTCTTTGAAATAAGCCCTTTCGATAATAGCCAATCCCATTCCGCACGTTGCTCATCTGGACTCAACACATTCTCTGGCTCTGCAAAGTCCACATGGTAATCATCAGAGAGTTGCACACCATTAGCTGATGCTATCATTTTATCTATCTGAAATCGTTTATTTTCAAATGGAAGCCATATATCACTCACGGATGCTTTGCGTTCTTCAAAGTTCTCAATGTTTTCTACTTTCAGAGCCACACCGCTTCGTGCTTCACTATCCACAAACCTTGCAACCAAGTGATTATTCAATGCGGTTGATTGGATCACAGTCTTAATGATGTTGATAATCTTTTCAGGATTACCGCCTTCCAACCTTCCAAGTGTCACACCATCTGGCAATAAGATTACCTCATCCACGCCAGCTCTAATCGGAGTGTCATCCCTTACACCACTTGCATACTTAATCCCCAATGAATCAATCCGTGCCGCTATCATTAATGTCTTAAACAATATATCTATATGTTCATTGGCTGAAACAATATCCGATGCACCAGCTTGAAAGAACTCATCCACAATCTCAGGAGAACGATGGGCAAATGTAATTGGCATCTTGCCATACATATTCATCCCTTCATCTTCAAGGTTCATAATCTGACCCATCTCATTAAAGCGGAAGTGTTCTTCATCACTCCAGAACTCATACAACCTTTCAGACTTGTCGCCCATATTCGCAATAGGATAGAATATTGCACATGGCTCAGTCTCACCCTGTAAGAACATAGGCCAGAAGTATGGCACTAACTCATACTCTAAACCATCATCGCCCCATGATGATTTGAATGACATCGTACCCAATAAGAATGTGAGTTTCTCCATCTGTCGGCACTTACTATTTACATCTAGCGGAAGAATCTCATTGTACTTATCATTCAATCTAATAGGACTATCCTTGTACACTAATGACCGAGCATTGACCATTCTCTTAGTGATATTGGCCGTATAGGGTGGAAGTTGTGGCCCCGACTGAAAGTGTTTCTCGATATATTGGTCGTGTTCACCTTCATAGAAATCAACAAACTTCATCCTTCTCTTTAGGTTGGAATCATCTGCTCGTCCTATAACGGACTTAATTGCACCCATAACGGATGCTTTGCCAAGATCGGGAATTATCATGCGTAATACCTTTTGTAAGTTTGCCCGCCCTGGCTTTTAATGTATTTCCCGACCTTTTTATCAATTCTTTTATTAATGTGGAATCCCCAGATTAATGATATAATGAACCCAGCGTTCAATGTGAGACTAATCCCTAGAATCACCGCTACCACTTAGAGTATCCAACCTTGCGAGACACCAAAGGAAACAACCAATGACAGGCATACCCAAAAGCATCAGAAGCGTGAGTCTGGTCTGGGTCACGCTTATCTATATCCCCATTTCGCCATACGTTGCGTTCTAAGTCCATAATCAGATTGGGACAATTCTCAACAGTAACCATATTCTTCCGCAATACCCGATTCACACAGTTCACCCTATCCCTTACTGGTGGATTGCTTTTACCACTCATCAGCTTAAAACCAGCCTGAATCAGAATTTCGTGATCCGTGGATGCCGCCGATGTCTTTCTGGCTGAACCCGTTGCATCTGGATATACCTTGATTCCAGGATACTTCTCTTTCAATTCTTTTGCTAAATCGTATGTCCCAGCGTTACGAAGCCGTATCTCATCAAACAC